CCTCGAAGGTGAAGTTCCAGGAGTTCAAGGATGGCCCGGCCCTGGTCTCGTTCATCCGCGGTCTCAACGATGAAATCGACTGGGTCGGCAAGCGCTGCGGTGAGTTCGACGAGATCGACAAGATCGCGAAGGCGACCGGTGACCGGGTTGAATACCTGAAGAACTTCAGGGCCGACCCATCACCGTGGGCTCCGAAGGCTGACGGCCGCAAGGAAGAGAAGCCGTTTAAGTCGTTCGGCCAGCTCTTCGTGGAATCGAAGGCTTACCAGGCGGCCAAGGACAAGCACCAGGGCACTTTTGTGCTCGATGACGCGGACGCGAAGTCGCTCGGGCTGGGGCTGGGTGCGAAGGCGAACTTCGTCACCACGGCCGGCTGGGCGCCTGAATCGCTACGCACGGGGCGGCTTGTCGAAGACGAGCAGCGGCCCATCCAGATTCTCGACCTCATCCCGACGATCCCGACCACGATGGCGGCGATCGTCTACATGGAAGAGACGACCTTCACGAACGCGGCCGCCGAACGCGCCGAAGCCGGCGCCTACGTCGAATCCACCCTCGCGTTGACTCAGCGCTCCGTCACGGTGCGTTCGGTTGGCACCTCGCTGCCGGTCTCGGACGAGCAGATGGAGGACGTGGTGGGGGTGCAGGCCTACCTGGACCAGCGGCTCGGCTTCATGGTCCAGCAACGCATCGACAGCCAGGTGCTGGTGGGCGATGGCAACGCGCCGAACCTCGCCGGCACAATCAACGTGGCCGGTATCAACACGCAGGCACTCGGGGCGGACACCGTCCTGGACGCGCTCTACAAGGCGATGGACCTTGTCCGGGTCACCGGCCGGGCCGAGCCGAGTGTCTTCATCATCCACCCGACGGACTTCCAGCCGGTTCGCCTGCTGAAGACCGTTGACGGCATCTACATCTGGGGGTCGCCCGCGGCCGCTGGCCCTGATCGGGTCTGGGGGCTTCCGCTCGTGCTCAGCACCGCCGTCACGCAGAACACCGGGCTAGTGGGCGATTACGCCCGCTTCTCGGCGCTGCACGTCCGCAAGGGCGTCCAGGTGGAGACGGGGTACATCAACACAGACTTCACCACGGGCATGGTCCACCTGCGTGCGGGCATCCGCGCGGCAATGGTCCACTATCGCCCTTCGGCGTTCACGCAGATCACCGGCATCTAAACCGGGTACGAACCGCGCCCGGGCGGGTAACACCGCTCGGGCAACCACCCAGGAGGAAGCCAGATGCCACTGCCGAACCGAAACCCGGACACGATGACAGACCCGTACCCGGAGCGAGCGATCGCGCGGGATGTGGTTATCCCGGCGGCGTCAGTGCTGACGCTGAATGCGACGCCGGTGACGCTGGTCCCGGCGCCTGGCGCGAACCTCGGGCTGGTGTTCGAAGGCGCCACCATCCATAAGCCGGCGGGCACCGCCTACGCGGGCATCGCCGCTGGGGAAGACCTGTCCGTGAAATACACGAACGCGGCTGGCGCGGAAGTTGGCGAAGCTGAGACCACTGGCTTCCTCGACCAGGCAACGGCCCAGACGCGCTACGTGCGCCCGCACACCGCGGCCTCGCTGATTTCGTCCGTGACGCCTGTGGCCAACTCGCCTCTGGTGGCGCACATGCTCGCCGGTGAAATCACGACCGGCGACAGCCCGCTCCACATCCGCATCCACTACCGCATCGTGCCGATGTTCGCCTTCGCCTCCTAAAGGAGCAGACCGTGCAGAACGTTGTCGACCCGAGCATCCTCGAAACCCTGCAGACGGCGCAGGCCGGCAATGCCAATGGCACGGCGATCGACATGAAGGGCTTCGGCCGCCTGACCATCGATGTCACTGTCTCCACCTTCACCGGCACGGTGAACTTCGAGGGGACGATTGACGATTCGAACTGGTTTGTAGTTGGCCTGAAGACGAATGCGGACGGCGCTGCCGTCACGACCGCTACGGCTGCCGGCGCCTTCAAGCTGCCTGCAGACGGTCCGGCGCTCTCGCAGTTCCGGGCACGGACCAGCGGCGTAACGGTCGGCAACGTCACGGTGAAGAGCCGGAAGACGCCCCGCTGATGGCATTCGCAATCGACGACGGAAAGGAGAAGCCGCCCATGTGGACCAGCGATAAGCGCCTCTACCTCGCGCCCGATGGGACAGTCACCGAGGAGCCGGTTTCCGGCGGTAGCTTGCTGGTTCCGCTCGGCGGCGAACTTCCCGACGAAGAAGCCCGCCTGCACGGGCTCATCCGCAATCCCGAGGAGGACGTGGCGGACGTCGCGCCCACTTCGGAGGTCCTCGAATCCAAGCCCCTGCGAGCAAAGCGGAAGGGATAGCCCATGCCGACGCTGCGCCGCCAGGGCACGCGCATCCTGCGGGATACAGCCGCCGACATAGAGCTCACGATCTACGTCGGCGGTGTTGCGACTGCGCCGGATGCTGCGCCCACGGTCACGGTGACGGCGGAGGACGGGACGGTCATCGTCAACGCGGCCACGGCCACGATTGTCGGGACGAAGTCCAAGTACACCCTGACGCCCACACACACGGCCGACGTCAACAGCCTGACCGCGACCTGGACGGCGACCGTCTCGGGCGTGGCCGGGCAGGTGTTCCTCACTTATGCGCAGGTCGTCGGCGCCCTTCTCTTCAACCTCGCCGAGGCGCGCTCGTTCGACAACAGCGCCCTCACGAGCAGCACAACCTACCCGGACGCGACCCTCATCGCCGCCCGCGACCGCATCGCCGAATCGTTCGAGGACGTGATGCAGTGCCCGGTGGGGCTGGCCTACGGCCGCGAGGTCCTCGATGGTTCGGGCTCCTCGGAGCTGTGGCTGGATGGCGCCATGCTCGCGAGCGTGCGCAGCGTGAAGGAACGCACCGCCGGTTCGGCGACGTGGACGGCCTACACCGCTAGCGAGCTGGCGGACGTCCTGGCGGACCGGAACGGACGCCTGACACGCGAATCGCTTGGCAGCTTCACGAAGGGCCGGCGGAACATCGCGGTTGAGTACGAGCACGGCTACCAGCCGGTGCCGGAGGAGCTGAGGCGGGCGGCGCTCTGGCTGCTCCGCGACCAACTCACGGGAAGCGACCTGCCTCGGAACGCCATCTCGCAGACGGACCAGCTGGGGACATTCAATCTGTCCGTGCCCGGCCTTCGCGGTTCCTTCTTTGGGCTGCCGCAGGTGGACGAAGTCGTGAAGCGCTACAGCAAGCGGCTTCCGGGCGTGGCCTGATGCCCACGACGACGTCCGGCATCTCCGCCTGGATTAACGCCTTCGCCGATGCGATGGCCGTGCGCGCGAACATCGTCTCGTGGAACGTCCAGGTCGTGACCGGCTTCGTCTCCGACACGGACCGGCGCGATAGCCTCCAGATTGGCGACATCATCGAAGGCGAGCAGGAGTGGGGCGTCATCGGCAACCGCCGGCGAGACGAGAAATTCCGCGTCAACAGCATCATCTGGGTCAACCGGCCGGGGAAGGGCGACGCTGTCATCCGGGCGGCTCGCACGCGAGCCTTCGAGATCCTGGCCGAGGTGGAAGACGAGCTGCGCCTGCGGGCCACGGTCACGGCAACCGTGAAGGTGGCGGCGCTGACACGCTACACGGTGGAACAGGGCGCGAGCACAGACGGTCGCTGGTGCCAGGTCGATTTCGAAGTGAGCAACTGGAAAGATTTGCCTTCGTAGGAGAAGAGGATGCGAGTCGTATACAAGGGCATGTTTGATGAGGTCATCGTGCCGGAATGGCTGGATGACAACGGCTACCCGGGCACGGCGAAGCGAGGCGAGCCGGTGGAAGTGCCGGACGAGCTGGCGAAGCGGATGCTCGAGCAGGCCGACAACTGGGAGAAAGCGCCAACGGCGGGCGCACGCAACACTCGCAGCAGCGAGGAGTAGGTAAGCCCTTTGGCTCCTGTTACTAGTCCAATTGATGAACGATTTTGGCGGCAAGTCGACCGTGCCCCGGGTGAAAATGCTTGTTGGCTATATCGAGGTGCCCGCGACCGTGATGGCTACGGGATCTTCAACATTGGGACGCGGTCAACGGGAAGAACCACCATCAAAGCTCATCGCATGGCCTACAAGCTCGCTGGCCGAGAATTAGAGCAAGGTGACCTGGTCTGTCATCTGTGCGACAACCCCCCTTGCTGCAATCCTCGGCATCTGTTCGCAGGAAGACCGGCGGATAACTCGGCCGATATGGTGAAAAAAGGCCGGTCGTTGGTGGGCGTAATGAATCCCGCGCACCGCCACCCAGAGCGTCTTCGCAGGGGGGATTCACACCCTCAAAGACTTCATCCAGAGCGGACTGCCCGTGGCCAACGTCATGGGTCATCCAAATTGACTGACGAAGCGATTCGCCAAATCAGAGAACGAGCCTCCCGCGGGGAAGCTCAAGAATCGATAGGGCTGATCTTCGGAGTAGCCCATTCCACCATTGGTCGCATTGTGCGGCGCCAACTTTGGGCGCATGTCGCTTAGGAGGTTAGAACTGTGGCGATAGGAACTGGCGTCAGCGCTCAGCTCGGGATGAAGGCGGAATCTGTTTACGGGACGCCCGTGACGGTCGACCGCTTCTTCGAATTCGAATCCGAAGCCATCGATATCGACATCGCGAAGGTGGACGCGCCTCTGCTCGGCGGAGGTCGCTTCCTGCGGACCGACCGGGTAAAGACGTTCCTCCGCGGCGCCCGCGGCAGCATCAACTTCGGGCCCGTGATGAACAAGAACTTCGGGCTCATCTTTCAGCACATGCTCGGCCAGGACACCATTACCGGCGCCAGCGCGAACAAGACGCACACCTGCCAGCCGGACGCCCTCGCTCAGCAGGGAAAGTTCATGACGGTGCAGATCGGACGGCCAGACATCGCCGGGACCGTCCAGCCCTACACCTTCGAAGGCGGCAAGATTCTCGACTGGGAACTAAGCTGCGCAATCGACGAGGCGCTGAAGCTCAATACCACCTGGGACTTCGAGAACGTCCTCACGGGGACAGCGCTGGCAACGGCGAGCTACGTCGCAACGCAGGAGATGTTCATCTTCTCCGAGGGTTCGCTGACCATCGGCGGCACGGCGACGAAGGTCTCGAAGGCCAGCATCAAGGGCAACAGCCAGCTCATGGCAGACCGCCGCTTCATCGGCAACACGAAGCGGGAGCCGCTGGCCGGTGGCATCGCGGAGATCACGGGCACGCTGGACGCGGAGTTCGAGGACCTGACGGCCTATGCGGCCTGGCTTGCCGGCACGCAGGCGACACTCGTGCTCACGTTCACGCTGGCGACGCTCATCCCGACAACGGCCGTACCGTACAGCCTCACCATCACCTGCCAGAAGATTGAATACTCCGGCGAGACCCCGAAGGTCGGCGGGCCGGACGTGGTCAAGATGAACCGTCCCTTCCGGGCGCTCTACGATGGCACGAACCCGGTCATAAAACTTGAATACGTGACCGGAGACACAACCGCGTAGTGGATACAGGGACTTAATGCCAGGGCCCGTCTCCCGGTCGCGCGATTTCACGCACATGACGCGCATCGAAGGGTTGCGTGAGCTGCAGGCGGAGTTGAAGAAGGCCAGCCCGGAGATCGCGAAGAAGCTGCAGCAGGTCAACAAGCAGCTGGTGCAGAACATCGCCGAGAAGGCAAAGGGGCGTGCCTATCACAAGGTCGGTGACGTCTCGGCGTTGCTCGTGAGAGATGGTCCCGCGCGCACGAACCGCAAGTCTGGCAAGGGCAGCATTTCGCGTTCAGTAGCGAGCATCCGCGGGACGGCCAGCGGGCTGGAATCGCGCGTTGTTGCCGGTGGGCCGAAAGCGCCGGGCTTCTTCGGGCACGAGTTCGGCGGCCGCGCCAGGGCCCGCACGCGCCAGTTTCCGCAGCACAAGGGGCGCGAGGGGTATTTCCTCTATCCGGTGGTGCGCTCGGAGCGTGAGAAGGCGTTCGAGCTCTGGAACGATCTGTTTGATGAAGTCATGGGAACGAGAGAAGGACCGCTATGAAGGTGAACCTGGACTTTGACACGCTGACCTTGCGCGAGGTAGAGGACTTCGAAGAAAAGACCGGCCTTGACATCTTCGATCTCGGGCCGGGAAAAGGGATGCCCGCTAAGGCGCTGCGAGCGCTGGTCTGGATTCTAAGGCGCCGCGAAGAGCCATCGTTTACGTATGAAGCCGCGGGCGATTTTCGTATTGCAGAACTGGAGAAGGGCGACCCCCCAGTGCAAGCCGGGAAAGCCGTTTCAGGGGCTACCTCCCGGCGTTC